AAGAAAAAAACATGATAGCATTTTGTAATAATAAATATAATCAAATGAGCAGGGACGAAAGCATTAATAATAATATTACTTATAACTACGATAAAGAAACAGACAGCTATACTTATTGCAATATGTATAATGTTGATATAGATGAAATTGTTGAACATAGTGAATTATATAAAGAGATTGAACCAGAAGACAGTTACATAACTATAACACGTTATATATTTGATACATATATAAATAAAGATTATTTAACAAGAATTCAGTTAAGATACGTAGATACTTATAAAAATAATTATATAACTGAATCTGGAGAAATAAGAGATATGGATACAAATGAAGAATTATATACAAAACAAGCAAGTTACAAAATGAAAAAAGCTATATACGATAAGCTAAATGATAGCATAGAAGAAGATTTACATATAAAGATGAATAATAACAGATGGATCTACAGTAAGTAAAAAGTTTACCGACTTGGTATTATATAGATACAATTACTTATATTTACTTTTAAATAATGCTAAGTAATAGAATATAATTATTTTTTGCCATCAGGTTTAGAGGCAAATTCAAGTTTCTTGAAACTTCCGTCTTCGAGGTCGCACACCAAAGCGGCCTTATTTTTTTATCCAAAAAGTTTACCGACTTGGTATTATATATATAGAAGTTAAAGTCATATTTATAGTTGTATAAAAAAATATTTAAATCTCCTTTTTGCCGCTGAAAAGCGGCTTTATTTTTTTGCCCAGAAACGAAAAAAGTTTACTGACTTGTCATTATATATACGAAGATGTTATGTTGTTTATTCTTTTGTGCAATTTATTCAATATTATTTATCCACTCCAAGGCCGCATATTCTCGCGGCCTTATAACAATATAACATTAAGACATAAAGGAGTTGATATAAATGCTTAGTAATGAATCTATGCTTAGATTAATTCTTAATCAACTCGCACTGGATCATAAATTACATGTCAGCGCAGAACCACCAACACTAGAACAATACGGCGAAACATATAAAGATATGGTATGGATAGATCTAAGTGATAACTCAGACGCAGGTGTTGATGATTCCACTTTAGCAATTATAGATGATCTGAGTAAAACAGTACAAGATTTAAGCGCACAAGTAGAAGAACTACAAAGACAAGTCGCATCAATAATAGCTAATGGCGGTACAGTAACAGAAAAATACAAAAACTGCCTTGAGCTAGAAGATGGCAGCCTATTCGCTCTGGAAGATGGATGCATACTAGAATTAGACTTCGCATCACCTGATTTATCATGGGAGGGAACAGCATACACAAATGAAGATAATAGCGTGCTAACTACTGAAGACAACGCTATTTTAATTACAGAAGATAGTTAAACAACAAAAAGAAAGGCGGTGTTATTATGAGCAAGTTAACGCAAAAACAAGAGAATTTTGTACAAGCCTTAGTAAGTGGTAAAAGTCAACGTGAGGCGTATAAAGAAGCATATAATGCCGCCAATATGAAAGATTCAACAGTAGATAAAAGAGCCTGCGAATTACTGAAAAACGGGAAGGTCGCGGGTAGATATAACGAATTAAAAGCTATAGAAGAAGAACGACAAAGAGAAAAATATTCATTAGATAGAGATAAAGCACTTGAAAATTATTTATGGTTAATGAATGAAGCTAAAGAAACAATAGAAGCTTGTGGTATTAGACAAGCTACAGCTAATGCTTATATTAACTCATTAGATAAAGCATGTAATCTACTTGACTTGTATCCAGATAAGAAGCAATCTGTAAAGCTTAGTGGTGATTTAACAACTACAAATACAAACCCATATGCAAATCTTACAGAAGAAGAACTCAGAAAGCTTATAGATGATAAATAAGGAGGTGGTCTAAGATGGGGATTAATAAAGAACTAATTAGAATCGGCGCTAAATGTGAATTAGCTAGAAGAAACTTCTTCTATTATTGTCATTTAAAAGCTCCAGGTTTTTATGATGAATCTAGAACATATATAAAACAGCTTTGTGATGACTTCCAAAAGTTTTATGAAGGCGACGACGAAATACTTATAATTAATATGCCCCCTCGATGACTGCCATGGTAAAAGTAGAACAGCTTCTTTATTTGTAGAATGGGTATTAGGTCATAACCAAAACGAAAAGATCCTCTGTGGATCTTACAATGAGACTTTATCTACTACTTTTAGTAAGAGTGTTAGAAATGACATACAAGAAGAAAAAGCTGATGAATCTAAAATAGTATTCAGCGATGTATTTCCAGGTGTGAGAATTAAACGTGGTGATGGTTCTATGAATCTATGGTCTCTTGAGAATGGATACAATAACTATTTATCCACTTCACCAACAGGGACAGCTACAGGTTTTGGTGCATCACTACTTATTATAGATGATTTAATAAAAAATGCAGAAGAAGCTTATAACGAAAACGTTAAAGAAAAGCACTGGGATTGGTATACCAATACAATGTTATCACGTCTTGAAGAAGGCGGCAAAATAATTATAATAATGACTCGTTGGGCATCTGATGATTTAGCAGGTAGAGCGCTTGATTATTACAAATCAGACGGTGCTAAGATAAAGCATATTAACATGAAGGCTCTACAAGATGATGGAACTATGCTTTGTGATAAAGTACTATCTCGTAAATCATATGAATCAAAAGTAAGAGCCATGGGTCAAGATATAGCTTCTGCTAACTATCAACAAGAACCAATAGATATTAAAGGTAGATTATACACTAGCTTTAAGACTTATGATAGATTACCAGATAAGTTTAAGATAATTAAATCTTATTGCGACACAGCAGATCAAGGCGCAGATTACTTATGTAACATTATTTATGGCGTATACGAAAATGAAGCATACGTATTAAATGTTATATATACTAAAGAGCCTATGGAGATCACAGAACAACTCGTCGCTAAAGCCTTATATGAATCTGGATGTAATAAAGCAGACATTGAAAGTAATAACGGTGGACGCTCATTCGCACGTTCAGTTAAAAGAATACTTAATGATAAATATAAAAACAATAAATGCGTTATAAACTGGTTCCATCAATCAGATAACAAAGAAGCTCGTATATATTCAAACTCTCCATGGGTTATGGAGCATATATACTTTCCTAAGAACTGGAAGGTAATGTATCCAGATTATTATAACGCTATGGTGTCATACCAAAAAGAAGGAAAAAATACTCACGATGACGCACCAGATGCAACAACTGGTGTAGCCGAACAATTTAATAAACAAAAGAAATTTGGAACTATTAAAACTAAATTCTAGTAAAGGAGGATCTGAAGCTTAATGTATAAATACCGACATATACCATATTTCCAAACAGATGTTGATGATTTAAAGATAGGCGACATAATGGAAATAATAACACAACATAAAGAATACTCAGCTAAGTATAAGAAGAATGAAAGATACTATGACGGCAAGCATGACATACTTAAAAGAACGTTTGACGATCCAGCCAAGCCAAACAATAAAGTAGTAGTAGATTTACCAGCATATACAGTAGATATACGCTGCGGTTATTTCTCAGGAGAACCTATAACATTCACATCAGATAATGAACAACAAAACGAAATGATACATGAAATCATGGAATATAATGACTTTCAAGATATAAATAGCGAACTTGATTTAATGAGTTCAATTTACGGCCACGCCTTCCTTATCGTATACCTAGATGAAGATGGAATGATTAGACTAGGTGTAGATGATCCATATAACACTCTAGTTATTCATGATTCTACTATAGAACACAATGTAGTTGGCGCACTTCGTTATTTTGAATACGAAGATGCAGTAGAAGGATACGATAAAATAAAAATCACACTATACACAAAAGAAAACATATTTGAATTAGCAGGACCTTATGAATCCCCAGAAATAATAGGAACAACACCAAATTTATTTAATGATATACCAGTTATAGAATTTATAGAGAACTCTACTAGATGTGGAAGCTTCGAGAAACATATATCTATAGTTGATGCTATTGAATCTATACTTTCTAATAGCGTTAATGAAATAGACTATTTCGATAATGCATATCTACACTTAAAAGGCATAGTAAATGATTTAAATGATCTTGACGCTTTAGGTACTAATCTATTCGAAGAAATGAAATCTAATCGTACACTCGTAACACTAGCAGATGGAGACGCTAAATTCTTAATTAAAGATATAAATGATACATACATACAAAACACACTTGATAGACTAACAAAAGATTATCATAAGCTAACAAAGACACCAGCACTATCAGATGAAAACTTCGGTAATGCATCAGGTGTTAGCTTGAAATACAAGCTATTTAATCTTGAGAAGGATATGAGCAAGAAAGAAAGCAAATGGCGTAAATCTATTCAACGCATGCTTGAATTAATAACTACTATACAAAACTTAAAAGGCATGAATTTCGATTACAGAGACATAAAAATAACATTTACGCGTGCATTACCTAATAACGAAGTTGAAGTAGCAGATATCATAACTAAATTAAATGGCATTGTATCTCATAAGACATTATTATCACAATTAGACTTTATAGAAAATCCAGATGCAGAGCTTGAATTAATAGCTAAAGAGAAACAAGAATACATGGACCAACTTGATATATATTCTAATCCAGCACAAACCAAAGATGATACAGAGTCTAATCAAGATGAAGCTGATTCTAATCAAACAGAAGATGAAGACAACGTAGATTCTAATAACAAAGACGGTGAATAATCATGGGCTTTTATTACGCAGGACAAAGCAGCCGATCATATTGGCATGAAAGACTATATGACAAAATGCACTCATTACAAAAAGCAGAAGATAAAGTAGTTCGCGATATTAATAAAGCATATAACAGAGCATTTAATGAAATAAACAGAGAGCTTAATGATTTCTTTGTTCAATATGCTTCAGACAATCACATAACACTTCAACAAGCACAGATGATATTAACACCAATAGAAAGTAGAGAATACAGACAGAGAATTGAAGAATTAAAAAGAGCATATGAAGCTACAAGAGATGAAAACATACTAAGCGAAATTGCCCAGTTGTCCTCTCGTAAAGAAGTAACACGCTTTCAAGCATTACTTGATTCTATAAGCGCTAAGTTAATAGAAGTAAGTAATAATGTGCAGATAACATTAGAAGATTATTTAAATGGAGCTTATACACGAGGATATGATGATTCACTTGAAAACATGCAAATAAACAAAACAGTAATTAATCATAGATCAGTAGAAGAAGTAATACGCTATCCGTACGCTGGAGCTATGTTTAGCGATAGAATATGGAGAAATAAGCGTCAACTTCTTAATTGGATCAATGACGATTTAACAAAAGGCATAATACGAGGCGATTCAATACAAAAGATGGGTAAATCGTTACGCGATAGATGCCATGTAGCTAAATATCAATCAGAGAGATTAGTAAGAACTGAATCTTGCAATGCTTATACGCAAGGAACGCTTCATGGCTACGAAGATAGTAAAGTAGTAGATGCATATGAAGTAATGGATACAGCAGATGAGCGCGAATGTTCATCATGTAAAAAACATGGTGGATCTGTAGTAGCTCTTAGCGATGCAAAACCAGGAGATAATATACCTCCGTTTCATCCAAATTGCAGATGTTGTATCGCACCTGTAGTCATAGAAGTAGGTAAAAAACATTAAGAACAAAAACAAAGCAGCTTAACAAGCTGTTTTTTAATTGTCTTCTTACTTGATTCAGACGTTAAAGAGAACTCGGATAACAATACCGTCACTAAGACGTTAACTAGGAGGAACAAACAATGGAAGATGTAAAAGACACAACACAAGTAACTGAACCAGTTGATGATAAAAGCGCGCAACAAGTAACTGATCCAGTTAAAGACGAACCAACAGAAAAGATGTTCACACAAGCAGAACTTGATGCAATAATCGAAAAGCGTTTATCAAAAGAACGTAAGAAAATGGAGCAAAAGATCAAAGAAGAAGCTGATGAAGCTGCACGTATGGCTCAAATGAGTGAAGCAGAACGTCAACAAGCTTTATTTGATAAGAAAGTTAAAGAATTTGAACAAAAAGAACAAGAGTTCAATGAGGCTCAAGCAGCCTTAAATAAAGAAAAAATGCTTAACGAAACAAGCAAACAATTAGCAGCAAAGAATTTGCCAATAGAATTTGCTGAACAATTAATGGCAGAAACAGCAGAAGATACGCTAAAGAACATAGATAATTTTGAGGCTAAGTGGCAAGAAGCTATAACTAAAGCAATGGAATCGAAGCTTAAAGGAACAACTCCTACTTCGCCTAGACATAAAGAGCCAACAAAAGATCCAAAGACTATGAGCTTTAGTGAATTTGCTGAATACAAGAGAAACAAAGATCAATAGAGAGAAAGGTTTGATATAAATGGCATACAATGGAACAAAATTAGCAAATTTAATAGATCCTCAAGTATTAGCAGAATACTTAGACGTTAAATTAATGGACGCAATAAAATTTGCACCTTTATGTGCAGTAAGAAATGATTTAGTTGGTGTACCTGGTGATACATTAAGCTTACCTAAATACGCATTCATAGGATTAGCTGAAGACGTAGAAGAAGGTGCAGACGTAACTGTATCTAATTTAACTGCTACTAAAGTGGACGTTAAAGTTAAAAAAGCTGGTAAAGGTGTTAGATTATCAGATGAAGCTGTGTTATCTGCATATGGAGACCCAGAAGATGAAGTAGCTAAACAATTATTAATGTCTATAGCTGGTAAAGTAGATAATGACTGTGCAGAAGCATTCAGAGGAGCTACATTAGAAGTTACAGCTAAAGCTTTTGATAAATACGTTATATCTGATATGATGGCTAAATTCGGTGAAGATTTAGAAGAAGAAATGACTGCTGTAATAAACCCAGCTCATTTAGCTATATTAAGAAAAGACCCAGACTTTGTACAAGTTAATGAAGGTGCTGTAATAATCAACGGTGAAGTTGGTAGAATATTTGGATGCAGAATAGTTGTATCTAATAAAGTTAAAGCTACTGAAGCATTCTTAGTTAAAGCTGGAGCAGTTAAGATATTAATGAAAAGAAATGTAATGGTTGAAGCTGATAGAGACATAGTAAACAAAACTAATGTATATGTAGCAGATGAACATTATGTAGCATACTTAGAAGACGAATCAAAAATAGTTAAAGCTACTATAACACCAGCTACTAAACCAGGAGCTTAATTATGGGATTAGCTACTTTTAGAATACGTAAAGAAAACGAAGCTGCTAAGAATACAGCTAACAATAAAGAAACTAAGAAAGCTACTAAGGCAGCTAAGAGATCTGCTAAAAGTAGCAAGTAAAGGTGGTAGATTCTATGGATCTAACTAATATGAAAATTAAACTAGGAATAACAGACGATGCCGAAGACGAATTATTAGCGGTTTTATTGTCAGACGCTATAAACTTCATGCATATTTACATGGATCTAAATGTTCCCACAGAACTTGAATTTATAGCTGAAGAAGTGGCAATTAAAAGATACAGACGCATAGGATCTGAAGGCATAAATACAGAACACGTAGATGTATTATCTACTACATACAATACTGAAAATGATTTTAACGAATACCTGCCTATAATGAATAGATACAAAAAAAGAAAAAGCGGCGGCGGAGGATTTAGATTTATCTAATGGATTACAGAGACCGCGCCAATATAATTACTGTATCAGAGAGAGACGATGGCATGGGTGGATTAGAAAGAGTTGAATATACAACAGCCACTATTAAATGCAAAGTCGCACCTTATACAGTAAAAACAATAAATTCTGCGGGATTGCCTCTCACATATTCCAGAAACAAACTATTCACTAAAGATAAGTCATTTGTTGACGATATCTATTCTGACTACTTCATAAAGTATAAAGACATTGAATATAAGAAGATTTCAGTAATGGATGCAGGCAAATGTCTTATTATCGAAATGGAAAGAGCTGATAAGTAATGAGCATAAAGATAACAGTAGACACATCAGATTTTAATCTTAACGACTTAGATATCAATGAAATAGTGCAGCAAGAAATAGAGAAAACAGCTTACAAAATAGAAAGAGGAGCTAAAGCTAATTGCCCAGTAGATACAGGGCATTTAAGACGCTCAATTACAACTAAAGTAGGAAAACTTGAAGCTAATGTTGGCTCTAATATTGAATACGCTGGCTACGTACATGATGGTACACGTTATCAGCCAGCTAAACCTTTCCTAGAAACAGCAGCTAATGCTGAAATGGATGGAATAGAAGATAGAATAGCAGATGCAATCGAGAGGTTACTCAAATGATTAAATTATATGATGCATTTAAGGCAATATTCGATAAAATCAACACGCTTCCTTACAATGTATACGATGAAGTACCAATAGGGGCCGTAAATCCTCATATACGAATTGATTATTCGTCTGAATTAGAGAACGGCGGCAAGAATTACGACAGCAAAATATATTATCAATACATTCATGTGTTTAGCACATACAAAGGGCGTAAAGAAGTATTACAAATTACAGATGATGTTTTAAAAGCATTATCTGATGAGATAGAGACAGATACATTTGTTATGTATCCACAGTTAGAACGTAATGACATAACTACTGAATCTGATACACACGAAAACGAGACATACAGACATTCATTAATAGTTATGAAGTACACAATATGCGAAAAGAAATAAGAAAGGTTTGATATAAATGGCAGACACAACAATAAAAGATAAAGTTATAAGAGGTGTAGAGTTATTACTTTACGCTGGAGAAACAGCTATAGGTGGCCAAAAAAGTACATCAATAAGTATGTCAGCAGATACAATAGATGCTTCATGTAAAGATGCTGGTGACTGGTATATAAATATATCTGGTCCAAAACAATGGAGTGCATCATGTGATGGTATCGTATATCTAAATGACGAAGGATATAAAGCAGCAGTAAATGCTTTTATGAATAGTACAGCTATAACAGCAGTATTCAAAAACGAAGCTAAAACAATTCACTATGAAGGTGAAGCTTACATAACTTCTTTAGATTTAGACGCACCATACGAAGACTTAACTTCTTATTCAATGGAAGTATCTGGTGCTGGTAAATTAGAAGATAAAACTACTACAACAAATCCAAATCCAGGCGTTTAATAAGTAATAATTCAATAACAACGAAAGGATAGACGACAATGACAGGAAGAATAATCACAATAGGCGATAAAGAGTATGAATTAAAATTCACTATAAATACATTATGCGATATGACTAAAGCAGGAATAAACATAATGAAGCTTAACGAAAAAGATTTTGACATAGCAATGATAAGATCTTTATTCTACTTTAGTATAAAAGGCAGCGACAAGAAAATGACAGAATCAAAAGCTGGTGATTTAATGGATGAATACATACACCAAGAAGGCAATGATTTTGGCAAATTAACACAAGAAGTAATGGCCGCTTTTGCTGATTCATTAGGAACAAAAGCGAAAGATAAAGAAGCTGAAGGTGAAGATACAAAGTAAATGAGCCTACTTCGTTTATAGAGATTATTGAAAACTTATTTAGAAAATTGGTGGGCGGCATGGGAATGTCGCCCATTATTTTTTATAATCTAACTTATTTTGAAGCTAGGCTCGTATTAGAAGGTTATGAACAAGAACAGGAGCATCAATATTATCTTAATTATTACGCTACATTCAACGCAATAGGCCACTTCTTAGGTAGTTCAAAGCACAGAAAATTCAAACCTATAGATCCATTTAATACAGAAAAACAAACAAAAAAGGATAACAAGATAACACAAGAACAAAAACAAGAAATTATTGATATGTTCGATAATTACGAAAATAACAAATAAAAGGCGGTGCAAACATGGATAAGCAAGTCAATGTTAAGATTACAGCCGATACTTCAGCCTTTAAGAAACAGATAGATAAAGCTATAAAGCAACTAGATGATTTCAAGGACACTATGGAGGATGCTGGAGACGCCGATTTAAAAGATGTTTCAAAGCAACTGAATAATGTTACTGATGCTACCCAAGATGCAACCAAAGCAGTAGAAGATACTGTAGATGCTATTAATGACTTATCAAGCGTTAATACAAGAAGTGCAGTTAATAGCCTAAATAATGTACAAGATGCAGCACAAAATATACAAAACGCTGCACAGGATGCTACTAATGGCATTAATAATCTTGGATCTTCTGTTAATGGCGTAAGAGCAAGATCATTACAATCAGTAAATAGAAACTTAAACAGCGTCAATTCATCAGCTTCAAGTGCTGCTTCTGGAGCTACTGGACTTAGATCATCATTAAACAGAATTACGCCTGGTGGAATAAACAGCGTAACAACAGCAGCAGGACAAGCACAACAAGCATTAGATGATGCAGCAGATTCAGCAGATACATTAAAGGACGCAGCAAAAAATGCAATCGGTGCTATAGCAGCAGCTGGAACTATTAATGAAGTAGTAGATCAAGCATTAGATGCTGCTAAATTAGATACACAAATAGATATTAGTTTTAACGTAGACGATAGCGGTAAACAAGCAATTAAAGATGTAGTATATACGCTACAATCATATGAAATAGAATCAGATGAAGCATTAGAAGCATCAAGAAAACAATGGGCGTTAAATAAAGACGCTACAGATGAATATAACGCTTCTGTTGTGAAAAGTGCAGCCACTATCGCATCTACTTATGGTGACATAGATTTAAATGAATTAATACAAGAATCAAATGAAATAGCTAAGAGTTTTGGAATAACAGATGAACAAGCATTAGCATTAATTGATCACTTATTAGAAATAGGCTTCCCTACAGATCAATTAGATATTATAACAGAATATGGTTCACAATTAGAAAGAGCAGGTTTTGATGCACAACAAATACAAGCAATATTAGCTTCTGGTGCAGATACTGGATCTTGGAACGTTGACGTATTACTTGATGGACTTAAAGAAGCTAGGATAACAATGTCTGAATTTGGTCAAGGTGTAGACGAAACTACAGCTAAAGTACTTAATAGTGCTGGTATATCATCTAAAGAATTCCAACAATGGGGTAAAGATATAGCGGCAGGTGGAAAAGAAGGCGCTCAAGCATATCAAGAACTAGGATCAAAAATAGCATCTATTAAAGATCCAGTATTACAGAATCAAATAGGTGTTATGGTTTATGGTACGTTGTGGGAAGAAAATGGTACCAAGATTACCGATACTATAACAAACATGAATAAATATATGTCTGATGCTGGAGATAATCAAGATAAATTAAATGAGAAAACAAAACAGCTAGACGAAAATCCAGCAGTTAAAATGTCTCAAGCTATGGCAAAACTTAAAGAAGCATTACAGCCAGTATTAGGCGTAGTAGCAGATGTAGTAAGCGCTATAGCTGACTTTGTATCAGAGCATCCGCAAGTATCAGCAGCAATAGCAGCAATAGCAGCTGCATTAACTATAGTAATAGGAATTGTATCAGCATTAGCACCAATAGTAACAGCAGCATGTGCAGTTATGGGCGCTGGTTTTGCTATACCGTTATTACCTATATTGGCAATAGTAGCAGCCGTAGCAGCAGTTATAGCTATAGGTGTTCTGTTATATAAGAACTGGGATACAGTTAAGGAAAAAGCACAAGAATTTGCAGCTACAATATCTGAAAAATGGAACGAACTTAAACAAAACGTAATAAATGCTTGGAATGGTATGGTTAGCGGGATTAGTAGTGCTTGGAGTAGTTGTACAAGTTGGTTAAGTGGTGCAGTAGAATCAGTAATTAGCTTTTTTACAAGTCTACCAGAAAGAATCGGTACATTCTTTAGTCAGATACCAGAAAAAATAGCTTATGCTTTAGGTTATGCAGTAGGTACAATAATAAGTTGGGGCCAACAAGTGTGGTCGTTCTTTACTACTACAGTTCCACAATGGATAGAATCAGTAGGCACATGGTTTAGTCAATTACCAGGTAAGATCTGGAGTGCGTTAACTACAGCATGGAGTAATTTCACAACATGGGGTTCTAATATGATAAGTAGCGCAATATCTACTGGATCTCAAGTATTGTCTTCAATAGGCACATTCTTTAGTCAATTGCCAGGTAGAATTTGGAACTTCTTATCACAAGCTATAGGTAAAGCAGCATCTTTTGCTTCTAATATGGCTTCTAAAGCACGTGATGCAGCAACTCAATTCAAAGATAAAATAACTAATGGTCTAAAGAGTTTACCAGACAAAATGAAGAGTATGGGTAAAAATATCATTACTGGTATATGGAATGGTATCAAAGAAAAATTCAATTCTGTTAAAGACTGGTGTACTCAAATTAAAGATAAATTTATGAACGGGTTAAAAGACGCTTTAGGTATACATTCACCATCTACAGTAATGAGAGATGAAGTCGGCACAAACATTACTGAAGGTATTAGCGAAGGTATGACGCAAAAACAAAATGTAGTAGAAAAAGCAGCAGGAACTATTAAAGACGCAATCTTAGGTATATTCAAAAAAGACGATAAAAAGGTTGATGTATTAGGTGATGTAGATAGCAAAAAAGCTGACGCATTAGGTGCATCATTATCTAAAGTAGGAAGCGCAGCAAAAACAGCACAATCTGGATTATCAGGAATTGCTAGTGCAATGAATAAATTCTCTAGTATATCTGGTGTAATGAGAACATCCCTTGTATCATGTGCAAACATAGCTAGAAGCCAATTCGTAAATATAGCTAATATAGCGCGTAATCAAATGGTTAGCTGTGCAAATATAACTAGAAATCAGTTTACTAGCATATCAAACATAATTAAGAATCAATCGACTAATGCAAGAAATGCAGCAACTTCTCAATTCATATCACTTAAAAGAGTAATATCTACACAATTATCTGAAGCTAGACAAATAGTTACTAGCAAAATGATATCTATAGCTAATGTAGTTAATACTCAAGCTTCTAACGCAAGAAATAATGCGACAAGACACTTTATATCATTACGTAAAGTAATACAAACACAAATGTCAGCAGCTTATTCTTCTGTATCTTCATACATGGGTAAAATAGCGCACGCAACTAACAGAACATTACACACTAAAGTTAATGTTACTAAATCAGTTAAGACAGTAGATGCAGGTGGTGCTTCAGCATTAGCAGCATTATCAGCAAGTGCATTTTCTTCATTAAATGCTATGGCTCTATCTGGTTCAGGATTAACTTATGCAGCAGCTGGTACTTCTTCTGGAATAGGAGCAAGCGGTGCTTATAGTAACAGCAATAATAACAATGTTCTTTATTTCGAATTACCAACTTATTTAGATGGTAAAGTAGTAGCTAAGACTACAGCCAAATATATGAACAATGAATTGACTATATTAGACAAGAAAAACAGCAGAAAGAGAGGCAATAAATAGATGGCATATTTCTTAAAATATAACGATATTATTGTTTCCGAATTTGCAGGTTTTGGAGTAGTGGCGGCAGAAATGCCGTCCGTTCCAGAACATGAATTGACAACTAAGACAATTAATAGCAGAAACGGAGATATATATTTCTCTGGTAGAGACAAAAGTAGAGAAATAACACTTACGTTTAATGTAAGAACAACAATCGCAGAAGATTATGAACAAACGACATATGATCTAAAGAATTGTTTCAAGACTAAAGATGAATCGCCATTATATATAGGCACAGAAGATAAATATATAAATGCAATAGTAGAAACTTATAACTTTACTGATGTATTTATAGCGGAAAGCTCTTTTTATGGCGAAGGAGAAATTAAATTCTTATGTGTCGATCCTTATTTCTATAAGGGTGATGCGAAAGTATATGATGAATTATCAGAAGACGAATTAGTGAATGATGGAGATGTAGCTACATATCCAAAGATAAGTGTAGAATTTCCAGAACAATCTACATTCTTACAAATTGATTCAGACAATGGCTCAATCTTATTAGGAAACTATCCAAAAGTAGGAAAAACTGATGCAGAGCCAAAAGAGTTAGTATTATCTGATGAATGTAATAGCTTATCAGCATGGACTTCAGTCGGAAACGTAGTTGATGAAGGTTCTACAGGTGATACATTAATAGTAGGTTCTGGTGGATCAATATTCGAACCTAACATAACATCTACAAGTGATGGATGGCATGGTGCTGCTTATAGAATTAATTTGCCTGAGAATGTTAAGAACTTTACTGTAAGTGGACATTTCTATTTTGGCGCTAATCTTCCTATTAACTTTGATTCTGGAAGCGGTGGTAGTGGTTCTACTTCTGGCCAATTTAAAGTTACAGCTTCTGTATCACTTAATATTAGATCTGGTAGAGGTACATCTTACAAGAAAATAGGATCTATACCAAGTGGCAAAATCGTTACTGTAACAGATATACAAACAGGATGGGGTAAGGTTACTTATAATGGAAAAACTGGTTACTGCTCTATGAAATATCTAAGAAGACCAGAACTTATAGATGGCGGTTCTGATGCAAACTATAAAACTACAGCAAACCTTAATCTAAGATCTGGTAGAGGAACAAAATATAAAATCAAATTAACAATTCCGAAAAATACAAAATTAAAAGTTACAGATATAAGCAACGAATGGGGCAAAACAACATACAAAAGCACTACTGGCTATGTAAAAACTTCTTATCTATCTAAATTAACTTCTTCTTCAGCAATAAGCATAGTAGGTAAAGACACAGGTAATAATGCACAAGAAAATACAGCAACTTCATCAAGATTAGGACTGTTAGAAATGTATGGTTTTGATTCACAAAATAACAAGCTATTTAAATGTCAAATGCTAGACAGTAACTACTATTATAAACATAGTATACCAAGCTTATTTATTGGATCTAATCAAGTAGCAAGAGATGCTGGTACATTTAAAGCGCCGAATACAAAAAAAGATAAAGACGGAAACACATATAAAATAGATTCTGGGGATAATGGCAACGGATGGAGTAATACAAATGGCTTTATGTATGCATCCAGAGAAAATAATGTTTGGACGTTAGGCATAGAAAAAATCGGCAATATAGAAAAAAATAACGAACAAACTTTTTATCGTATAGATAAATCTTTGTATAAAAAGGGAATATCTAGCGATAAATATCCTACTGGTGATTTAGCATATATAGTAATTTACATGGCAGGTTATAGTGACTATGACTTGCAAAAGATGTATTTAGATAGTATTAAAGTATATGATATGACACCAGAAAGACCAGAAGAATATAACGAAGTAATATTCAATCAAGGCGATATTGTAGATATAGATTGCTATAATAACACAGTTACAAAAAATGGTGAAAATTATATGCAACACTTAGATATTGGCAGCACATTCTTCCCATTAAGCCCTGGTAAAAACAATGTGTCAGTAGCTACTTCATGTACAAGCCAAGTGTCAGCAGCAATTAGCTTCACAGAGAAATTCAATTAATAAGTAGGTGATACAATGACAGATATAACATTATTCATACTAAATAAAGACAAAAGAATAATAGATGTTGTTTCTAATGCTGGAACAAATGAAAATGTATTCTATGACGACAAATTCATAAGAGAAATAAATGTAGCATCTACTTTTGAATTTACATTAGCTTATAACGATAGAACAAGTCAATCTATTAAAGCTGGTAATCATGTAATGTTTAAATATCACGATAAATACTATTTATTTACTATAGCAACAACAGATGTAGATGATACAGATGGTTATGCAGAAGCTGAAGTATATTGCGAATCTATATCATTGATTCTTTACAATAGCGTTATGCAAAAGACAACTATTAATAACTGTAATGCTACTATACTGCTTAATACGATACTACAAGATACAGACTTTAAAACAGGCTATGTAGATCCAGAAGTAGATAAAAATGCAGCATTAATCGAAATAGATAAAACTAAATCTATATACGAAATATTAACGGATCAATTAGAAACATTTAAAGCAGAAATGGATATTCGTATTGAAGTAGATGGCAATAAAGTTACTGGTATGTATATAGATTTATATAGCAAGCTTGGTTCTAATAAAGGCGCTAGATTCGAATATGGTACTAATCTTGAAAACGTAAAGAGAAAAGAAGATGTATCAGAGTTATGTACAGCAATAATTGGTGTCGGTAAGAATGAACTCGACTTTCGTGAAGTAGAATGGAGCATTGCCGCAGGCCAAAAAGCAAATAAACCTAGAGGAGCTAATTTTGTAGCTGACAATATGGCAAATGCAATCTATGGTACACCAGATAAATACATATATGGCATATATGAAGATGGTAATTGTGAAGATCCATGGACTTTATTAGAAAAATCATATGAATCATTATTAGAACGTAGACAGCCAAAGATTGATTATGAATGTAACGTAGCATATATAGATGGTGATATTGATTTAGGTGATTCAGTAAATGTCGTGGATAGAACTTATCCAGAGCCATTAATGCTTAACGCTAGAGTTAACAAAATAGAACTAAGTTTTTCTGATGATTCTAACGATACTTGCGAATTTGCTAACTATAATAAAGCATATTCTAACATGATTACAAAGAATGATACATTAGAAGAACTTAAAAACTATATTCTGGGTCTTAATATCGGTAAACTAACATTAGCAGAGATCGAAGTAATAAAACAGTATATGTCTAAGCTCGGCATAGATAAAGAAACAATAGATAAGTTATTCGCAGAGATAATAGATGATATTAATAAAGGTTCTACAGTAACACCAGGAGAAGTTGTAAATAGAATATCAGGTGGCTTATGGATAGGCGACTCAAGAATGGTAGCCATGAAAAAGCATAATCTATTTAAAGTAGATGAATCTGACTCTGGAAGCGGTGGCACAACTATAGGTGCTGATTATAAAACAGCATTAGCATTGTATCAATCAATAGGAATAGGAAGAAAGATAGCACCATCACAAGCTGAATATGATAAGATGGTATCTAGTTCTAATAAATATAAGATATCTACAATAGTGAAATACTGGGCAGCTAAATTCGGACTTGATGTAAATTTAGTATATGCTATGATAATGGCAGAGTCTAGCGCTGATCCATATAATCATGGTAAAAGTTCTGGTTCTGGTTATGGACTTATGCAATGTGAAAGAAGTGTATTCTTTAATCAGAATCAAACACTTAAATTTGTAGACGGTACAACAAAAAGCTTCACGCCTTCATATAGTACAATGCAACCAGGGAGCGGCGGATCAACTACTCTTAATGGTATAACAGTAGACAAGAACATATCAAATCAAGTTATGTTTGGCTGTAACGAATTAAGACAAGCAATGAACTACGCATACAACAACATATTTGCAGGACTAATAAGCTATAACATGGGTGTTGGTGCTATGTATTGGATCGTATCAAGATACGTGTGCGATACATATGGTTATACATTCGTAAATAAGAATTCTATTAAAGCTCAATCAGCAGCAGCTCAAAAGAAAATCTACGAAGTATTAGAAAATGGTGGCTTCGAATTTGCCAACTGGAGACAGGTATACAAAAATAATGGCGGTGCTGGTACAGTAAACAATGTAGAAGGATATTTAGCTTGGTACAAGATCGAAAACGGACAACTACCATATATTTATGATAAAAACGGTAATAAGTTAGGCTATGGAGTATCTGGTAAAACAGTAGCAAAAACTAATTATTCTGCATCTAGTAGTAATGCCGTTGTAACATATGCAACTAATACACAGTTAACACCTACTAGAAGAAAAATAGTAGATAAGGCAAAAGAAATAGTACAACTTCATATAGACAAAAAAGCGTCATATTCACAAGTACCAAGAACCATTGATGATACAAAACGTAAATACATCAAAAAAGGTTCACGTGCAAAGGTTAATTCAAGAGGTAAATATCAAACTATTGGATCATCATATTTTGGTGTTCCTACAAGTGCTAATGACGGTAAAGGTGTTATTGGTTATGACTGTTCATCATTTGCTTCATGTTGCTATATGAACGCAGGGCTTAAATCTTTATATAATGGTAACTGTAGCGGCGGCTCTATAATGAATGAAATAGTAGGAAATGGCGGTATGATGTGGCTAGCTAATGCAGAAGGACGTAAGAAAGCAAAACCAGGCGACTGTATAATGTTTGCTTCTGGTAAGAATCCAACTCAAAATGATATGGATAAACGTAAATTTATATCAACACATCATATAGGCGTATATATTGGTGATGATCAAATGGCACATGCGTCACAATGGGCGCAACATCCAAATGCAATTAAGATAAGTAAATTAAGCAGCTATAAATCATTAGCTAGTGCATTCTTTATAAGACCGAAAGATCTTCAAGAAACAGATAAAAATGAGTCAACAGTAGAAGACACTGCTACAGATGTAGGAAACAATATAGTAGCTAAATGTGTTATAGGTGCTAGTGCATATCATTTCTATAGTGGTAGTCAACTTAAAAAGGTAGTACAAGTAGGTTCTTATTCTGATACTACAGAATATCCTTCAGATCCTCCTTACATATTCGTACATCTAGGCGTTAACGATCCATACCAAAGTGGTTATAGCTCACTTAAAACTCTATTATCTTTATTAAGAACTAAATATCCAACAAAACCGATATTCGTTGCTAGAGAATTACATGTTGGTTCTAATGTATCTAATTATGTAGATTTCAACAAAGCTATAGATACATTTAATGCACAAATAGCGGAATATTGCAATAATCACGAAAAAGTATATCAAATAGACATTAGTACAAACCTTGAAGAAAGTGGCGTATTGAAATCTTCTATAACAGCAGATGGTATACATCTTAAAACAAAAGCAGATTATCAAGTATTATTCAATAATATAACAAGCAAGATTAAGTATACAAAACCAGATGGCACAGAAAGTAGTGGAGATGATAGCGGAGAATCTGGTGGCGACAGTGGAGAAAGCGGCGGCACAACTCCAGTAAACTATAGAGATGTAGAACAAGTATTATATTCTACAAACAACTATTACTATAGCGATACATTAGGAAGCTTATACTTTAAATTGCCAAGTAAAGTAGTAGATAGCTATTACTCAAGACTTAAATTCACTACATCACCTAACTTTAAATATACACAATCAAAGATAGCGTATCTTGAAGGTGAAGATTGTGTAGCAGGTCAATTAACACCAAGACCAAATACAACATACAAGATTATAATAATGGCTAATGCTAATGATTCTATTAACTATAAATATTATGGATCTGTAACAGTCGTTAAGTCTGGAGGATACAGTGATCCATATACATTTGCAGGTGGTAGCAAAGTAGTAGAAATAGCAAAAACATATTACAATCAATCTGGACTTGAATATAGAGGTCAATATTCAACAACAGCGAAATATACTCCTGCAACATATGCAAATCCATACGCAAATCTAAGTAAATGGTATGATTCAACTAGAAAGAAAGGTCAAATAGATTGTAGTACATTAACAAAATATACATACATGGGAATTGATTACGATCATTCGCCTTATGCTAACCACAAAATGACTTCAGTAAAAAGAAACACTTCTTACAGTTGGGCATTCACATTTCCGCGTACAGCCGCAGAGCAAGCTGAATACTGTGTCAAAAACGGCTGGGTACTACATGATGTAGACACAGAAAAGTATTCAAACCTTGAACCTGGTGATTTAATTTTCTGGGACAGAGACAACAAAGAAAATGGACGCTACATGAATTGCTCTCACTCTGCAATCTGTGTCGGTGAAATAGATGGCGTAGTTAACACAATAGAATCTACTACATGTGAAAATGGTGTTAAGATAAGACCGATAACAGAGAACACAGCAGATAAGATCTTATTTGTAGCAAGACCAAAAAAGGCATAAGAAGGTGACAAAATGAGTTATACACAACAATACGAAGATTATACGAATAGCTATGACAATATAATCAATGTACTTACTGAAATCTTGGAATCTGGTGAAATTACACCAGGTTCTCAAGAACGTCTTGAAGAAGCATATGTAGATTATAATCAAAACTATGCTGATACATTGAAAACTTTACAATCTATAAAAGATAGCACAACAATAAAACGTATAGAAGATATCGAAATAAAGAAGATAGACGCAGATAAGAAAAGCATAATTGATATACTTACAAATAATGGTGTTAACAACTCAATTTATCTTGATGATGATAACAACGTTATTATAAATGGTGAAGCTGTACCAGAATTGAATCAAGTCAAATTAACTATAGATGAACAAAATAAAAAAATCGAATCTATTGTTAGTGGTGGCGAAATCGAAATAGATGGTGAAAAGAAATCTGTACAAGTAGCATTTAGTGACTTAAAACAAACAGTAGATGGAATATCTACTACTGTTACAGACTTTAAACAAACAGTAGAAGGCGATTATTATACTAAAGAGCAAACCACAGCGCAAATCACAACAAAAGCAAATGAAATAACGAACACAGTAGCGAGTACATATGCAACAAAAAAAACAGTTGAAAATATGGGTTCTATGGTACAACAAAAGACAGATGAAATAACAAGCACAGTGGCATCATTACAAAAAGACCTAGATGATAATTATTCTACAACTTCCGAAGTTACATCTCAAATAACACAAAAAGCTGATGAAATAACTGGTTCTATGTCTAAGACATACGCAACTAAAGATTCAGTAACAAACTTAGATACGACTTTACAAACAAAGATAGGTGAAGTATCTAGCACTGTATCAAGCGTAAAGAAAGACTTGGCTGACAATTACACAAACAATACAGACCTTGCTTCTCAATTATTACAAACAGAAAACAATATTAAAGCTACTGTATCAGAAACATATGCGACTAAAGATTCAGTGCAAACTAACGCATCACAAATTGAACAAAATGCTAAAAAGATAAGTATGGTAGTAGCAAGTGATAGCACAGAAAGTAACGTAATACTTACAGATAATGCTTTAACAGCTATATCAAATAATGTAAATATATCAGCAGATCACATTAGATTAGAGGGTTATACAACAATCAATGGCGGCTTTAAAGTAGATGAACAAGGTAACATAGAAGCTACTAATGCAAATATTAGTGGTAAGATAATCGCTGATTCTGGTGAAATATCATCTGATATGAAAGTTAGTGAACTTAATGTAGAAGGTAACTTATCAGCAGATACATTAACAATAAGAAACCTTAATTGTCAAAATGTATCGTCATTATTAGTAGATGATGTAGATATAACAATAGATGCTGATAATGGTAGTGACTTAACTGTATTTAAAGATGAAGCTGTATACGCTACTTTGCAAGGATGCCTTGAAGCTATGCCAAAAAATCTTAATGGTAATACAGTTACTGTAACACTTAATTCTGTAGTCACAGAAAATATAGTTATTAAAGGATTTAACGGCGGCATTCTTATTATAAAGCTTAATAAGAATATAGAAGGTAATATTAAAGGACAAAACTGTAGTGCAGAAATATTAATTAATGGATCTGGTAGCACTACATCTATATTGAAATACAACTACAAAATAACAGGTAACTTGAATATGAGAGAAGGCAGAGGTGCAAGTTATGCTTTAGTAACTACTATTCCACCAGACACAAAAGTATTAGTAACAGATATACAAGAGCAATGGGGATACACTACATATAATGGATATTCTGGATACATATCATTAAAAACATCTTATACAACAGCAATAGAAGAATATGATACTACATCAGATTCTACAGAGATAAAACCTTCTGCGCTTATAGAATCAGATGGCAATAAATACAGTACTTATTTCGAAAACTGTAATTACGTAGAAATGAATAATATAAATGTATACGGCAAAACAGAAACTAATGCATTTACTGTAGGTAGTGACAAAGCATCAAATGTTAAATTAAATGGAATCAGAGTTACTGGTTCTCAAAACGGAGTACATGCTTTAAATATGGGACGCATAATAGAAATAAATACATCTGGTAAAGTAAGTAACGTAGCACATAAAGCAAGTTTAGGCGGCGTTATAAATATAGAAAATGGTACTATGATTAATGGATCTATGGATTGTTCTAATTCATCTCAAATCATCTATTCTTCTACAGGGGCTGTAAAAGACAATACTACTACTGATGTAGGAAGCAATGACAATACAACAACAGCTACTTCTACTATAACAATTAAAAGTAACAGTGGCGATACTTACAGATCTACTGTATATAACAACTGGAAAAACGATAATACAGCAAGACAAGGTGACTATGGTTACGGGGATTGTAACGGCTGTTGGTTCTTCGGAACTCAATTTGCAAAACAATTACAAGGTAAGACAATTAAGAAATTAACACTTAAAGTAACTAGAAATTCTGGTGGTATATCTGGTAGTGCAACATGTACATTACGTATGCATAATTATGCAAGTAAACCAGCATCAGCACCTACTTATATATCTGGATGGAGTCAAGATTTTAGTGCTACTATGGGCGCATCTACTACTATAACAATAACTGATTCTACAGTACTAAGTGCTATAAAAAATGGTACATGTAAAGGATTCGGTGTTAAAGGAACATATGACAAGACACATTATGCTGTATTTAGTGGATCTTGTACTCTTACAGCTGTAGTAGAATAGGAGGCGTTTGATATGTTAATAGCAATTATAGACAGTGGATGCTTCGATCATATACTTCTTAGGGAAAAACTCATATATGGTAAGAATTTCACTTCAGAAGGCAATTCTCAAAACGTTACTGACAACTTCGGTCATGGCACGCACATTGCAGGAATCATACATGACATTATTCCAGAAGCTCAATTATTAATAATAAAAGTATTAGATAGATATGGTTATGGAACTATAGATGAAATAACACAGGGTATATATTATGCTCTCGATAAAGGTGCAAATATAATTAATATATCTATTGGATATGAAGATCCAGATGATGAATTAAAGACTGCTATTGAAACAGCAGAGAGTAAAAACGTACCTGTTATATGTGCAGCAGGAAACGATAATACAATTAGTTATCCAGCACAATATGGAATCAGCGTAGGCTCTATAGATAACAAAGGTAATGTATCTAAGTTCTCTACGAGTAAAGCTACATTATATGCAATAGGTGAAGATGTAAAAAGCACATATGTAAATGATTCATACGAGATATTAACAGGTACATCAATGGCAACTGCGAAAATGACAGGATATATAGCAAAATACATTATGGATAACAAGGACACACAAATTATAGATTTTATAAAACAAAGTGAAGGTGACAAATCATGATAGAAACAATAGCAATAATTGCTGGAGTTATTAGTGGACTTGGTGTTATTCTAGGGACTCTATGGAAAGTTCATAAGTTCCTAGAAAGATTAGAAGACAAATACGATGAAATGAATGAAGCCATTAAAGAAAATACGATATATGTTTTAAGAATGGCGGTATTAAGTGAAGAAATGCCACTTATTGATCGTATTCATGCTGGCGAAGAGTATGTGAAGCTTGGAGGTAACGGCACTATTAAAAAAAAGTACCAACATCTCCTTGAAGAATATGAAGCCAGAGAAGAAGAACATATGCAATAGAAGGAGGTGAACACAGTGAAGAAAATAGGAATAGATATCAAAGCTAGATTAAGAAATAAATATTTCTGGGTAAGTTTTATAGCATTATTTGTTATGTTACTTCAACAATTAGGAATTACTTTACCTATTGATATTAATGCGATAGGTGGTACTTTATTATCAATGGCAGTATTACTTGGTATAGTAGTTGATAATGGTAGCGAAGGATTTAAAGACAACAATAAGGAAGGTGAATAGGCTATGACAGTTAAAAAACCTACTATGATCAAGAAAACACCAGCTAAAATTAGTAAATACATAGCAGGCGGCACAAGATCAAAAACAACAAAAATAGCGTGGCATTACACAGGTCTACATGATGTTAAAGGCATCAATACTATCAATAATTGGTTCAACTCAATAAACAGAGGATACAAACAAAATGGCAAATATCTATACGCTTCAGCTCATTTCGTTATGGACTTAGATGGCGCTATATATGAGTATGTTCCAATGAAAAGAATAGCATGGACAACAAATGCTGCTAACTACTATTCTATTGGCATTGAGTGCGCAACTACTGGATCTGATGATCACTATAGCGACAAAGAATATGTATCAATGGTTAAATTAGGAGCATGGCTTGCTCAATACTATGGATTAGATCCACGCAAAGATTTTATAAGACATACAGATGTTGTTGGTAGAGCTTATAAGATATGTCCTAAATATTTTGTAGATCATGAAGATAAATGGAAACAGTTTAAACTAGATTGTTATAACTATATGAAAGGCAAATTGACTGAAGCTAATATACGTAATTGTACTAATAAGAAAGGCGCATCAATAGTAGGAGATACAGCAACAAAAGAACAAACAGCATTTAAACAATACATAGTAAGATGCACAGTAGAGTCACTTAATGGCAGAAAAGGACCGAGTACTAATTATGATATAGAAACGAAGCTTACTAAAGGTACAGCCGTTACTATAGTAGATAAATCTGGTAAATGGTTAAAAACAAAATCTGGATACTGGATTTATAGTGCATATGTAGAATTCGTGAAATATGTATAAAAATAATTCGGAGGGCTTCGGTCCTCCTAGAAAGGAAATGATATAATGGCTAATACAAATAAAGAGTACATAATTACAGTCGATGTAAAAAAAGCTTCTGTTAAATACAGTTCTTCTATGGCTTTTTATGTTACAGATAAGAAAACAAGCAATATATTTTGCCAACTTGTTGTTAATGAATCAAAGAATGAATTAATCAATAAATATGCACCTATCGAAAATTCGTCAGATTACAAAATAACACTACGAGTTATCAAACCTAATAATGAACCTAAAGAACTTGAATTTACATTACTAAATCAACGTGACGCTTTCTTCATGGTAGATTTGCCAGATGAATATAAAGATTATACAGGTATTTATAAATGCGAGTTATTTGTTGATTGTATGGTTAATGGCGAGCTTGAAAGAATAACAACTTCATCTTTTAACTACACAGTTAAGCCTAGTATAATGAATGATTTAGATGAAGTTATAGAGGGCGACCCAGACTATCCATTAGTAGATGAAATAGTAAAACAATTAAAAACTGTAGACCCATCTCAGTTTGCTACTAATGAATCAGTAGATAGTAAAATAGCAGCTATAGAATTAACACCAGGGCCTAAAGGAGATAAGGGCGATGCATTTACATATGATGACTTTACAACTGAACAATTAGCAGCTTTAAAAGGAGATAAGGGCGATAAGGGAGATACTGGCGATGTTGGCCCACAAGGACCTCAAGGTATACAAGGTGAGCAAGGACCAGCTGGAGCTGATGGTGCTAAGGGAGATAAGGGAGACCCAGGAGATATTGGTCCTCAAGGACCACAGGGACCTCAAGGCGAGCCTGGTCCTAAAGGTGATCCAGGAGATACTGGACCACAAGGACCAGCTGGAGAAAAAGGCGACCCAGGTGAAACTGGACCAGCTGGAGCTAATGGAGACGATTATGTATTAACTGATTCAGATAAAACAGAAATAGCAAATATAGCTGGTGCTAATGTAGATTTAACGAATTATGTTACAACTGATTCATTAAGCAGCTATGCTACTACTGAATATGTAGATAATGCCGTAGCTAATGTATCTGGTGGAGGAACAACTAAAAGTGATACTGTAGTAACTACAAATATATCAAATAAAACATTAGCCTTAACAACTGATAAATATCAAACTACTACAATGGTAGACGGAACAACTATTACATTACCAGAAGTTACAGGTTATGCAGAAATACATTTATACTTTAATGCGGATTCAGCTTTTACTCTTACATTACCAAGCGCCCAATATCAAAAAACACCTACTATATCAGCTGGCAAATATTATGAATTTATATTTACTTATGTTGGCCAATGGTTAGCAGGATTTGTTGAATACGGAGGTTAAGAGTTATGAGTAAAAAATTATTATTTAATACTTCAATTCAATCATCAGAGCCAGAATTAGATAAAAATTATAATTATTATGTGTTCGATACATCAAAAGTATCAGGTTCTACTACTATATCATTATTAAGCAGAATAGATGAAGATAGTTGGGACGAATTGACTGATTGGGGTGATGGCACTATTGATAGTAGTCAAAAGCATACTTATGCTAGTGATGGTATCTATACAGTAAAAACTAAATATACAGTTTGCGGTAAAGATAGCCTAGACGATTTAAGAGCGAATCTCTATGATGAATATAAAAATACTATACTAATGCTTATAAAATGCCTTAATGTGGTACCTAATGTATCAGTAAGAATTAGTAATATGTTTCATAACTGTTCAAACTTAACTTATGCAGACGTATCTAATATTAAAACATCTTCTAATTTTACAGATACGTCTGGTATGTTTTATTGGTGTACTAAATTAGAAGAATTAAATTTATCAAACCTTAATATGGATAACGTGACAACTACAACAGATATGTTTACTCAATGTAGTAAGCTTCACATAGCAAACGTTAAAATGGATAACTGTAGTGAATCAACAATAGCTAAATTAACTGAATTAATACCAGCATAGAAAGGGTGATTATATGTACGGTAAAATAAAAGATAATACGTTAAGATATGCGCCCGTTAATTATAAATTAGATGATGGACGCATTATCATTAACTTTAATAAAAATGAATCTATTATGAAACAATATGGGTTTAAAGAAGTAGAAGATACGCAGCCCGATTACGACCCTAGTGCTGCGTATCTTGAAGTAAGTAGTTATACAGAAGATGACAATAAAATTACAGTGAATTATACAGTGAAAGCTATGAAAAAAACAACAAATGTATTTGAGCAAATATTAAGCGAGGAAGTGAATAGTTAATGAACGAACAACAATTAAGACAAATAATAAGACTCGCAGTAAAACAAGCGCGTAATATTACTAATGATACAGAAGCTCTTGAGGTTAAATATCTATATAAAGAATATGATGCACAAATAGGACGAGATTTAACAGTCGGCGAATATATACAATATAACGATAAGCTGTATAAAGTATTACAAGCTCATACAGTACAATCAAATTGGACACCAGAGAATGCGCCTTCACTATTTGCTGAAGTGTTAACTGATCCTACTGGTGAAACAATATTAGAATGGAAGCAGCCGTCATCTACTAATCCATATATGAAAGGTGATAAAGTAATGTTTGAGGGCAAAACTTACGAAAGCTTAATAGATAATAATGTATGGAGTCCTGCGGCTTATCCAGCAGGATGGAAGAATATAGGCTGATCTTTGTATCAGCCTTTTATAATACACAGAAAGGAAGAATAAGATAATGCGTAACACAAATAAAGATTATTCAATCACTTTAAACGCAAAAACTTCAGTAGTAACAGCAGGTAATATTGAATTCTGCGTTACAGATAAAAATACATCTAATATTTTCTGTCAGCTAGTATTTAATGAATCAAATAATTCATTAATCAATAATTTTGCGCCAAATGAAAATGCTGAAGACTATACTATTACATTAAGAATAGCTAAACCAAATAATGAGCCTAAATACATAGACTTTAAGATTTTGGATGCGGCAAGCTTCTTATATTATGTAGACCTACCAGATGATTATAAAGACGTAGTAGGGACTTATAAATGTGAATGCTTTATAGACTGTACTATTAATGATAGACTAGAAAGATCTACTACTAATAGCTTTACATATACAGTAAAGAAATCTATAATGAGTGAGCTTGACGGCGTAATCGAGGGCGACCCAGATTATCCTTTATTTGAACGTCTAGTTGATCAATTAAAAGATATAAATATTAATGGACTTGAAGCTTATGCTACTGAAGAATATGTAGCTGAACAATTAAAGACAATAGACACAACTTCATATGTGCCTATGAATCTATTTAGTAAAACAATAGAAAACTATGCTTTAGTAGATCACACACACGATCAATATTTAACTGAAAAAGATTTAAACAAGTATGCTACCACTTCATACGTAAATGAGCTAATAAACGACATACAGTTAGGAGATGGCACATTCTTTTCTTCATATGCATTAAAGACTAATCCAGAATTTGTTGGCTCAATTTCTATGGATAGAAAAGAAGGCACAACTATAGGATTAAACAGTTTTGCAGTAGGCTGTGAAAATACAGCCAGTGGTATGTATTCATTCGCTGAAGGTTATTGTACAATATCTGAAGGATGGTACTCACATGCTGAAGGTAATGCATGTAAAGCTACTGGTAATGTATCACATGCTGAAGGAGAGAGAACACAAGCCACTGTATACGGTGCGCATTCTGAAGGCTGCGGAACCATCGCAAGTTCTTCATATCAGCACGTTCAAGGCAAGTACAACAAAGAGGATAAAAGTAATAAATATGCGCACATAGTTGGTAACGGTACAAATGAAGCAAGCAGAAAAAATATACATACATTAGACTGGGATGGCAACGGCTGGTTCCTTGGTAATGTATACGTAGGTGAAAATGCTAAAAAGGTAATAAGTGAAGATAATATATCATTCGACACAGACGGTAATCTAATAGTTACAATAGGCGATACTACAAAAAAATTTGCGCCAGTTAATGAATAATAAAAACGATAATTAATCTTGACAATATAGATGATAAGTTGTAGTATAATAAGCAACACAAAAAGGTAACGTGAATGTAAAACTAATGCTTTCTAACGCTAACGTATTAGTTTTAGACGACCCAACAAATCATCTTGATCTTGAATCTATAACATCAGTAAATAAAGGGCTTGAGAAGTTTGACGGTGTAATTCTATTCTCTTCTCACGACCATGAAATGATTCAAACCCTTGCAAATAGAATCATTGAGATAACACCTGGTGGAATCATGGATAGAAAGACAACACTAGAAGATTATCTTGAAAATAAAGATATACAAAAGAAATTAAAAGAGATGTACGCTTAATTCGCGTATTATAATTAATAATAATGCCTTTTTGTGTTAGAAAGAACGAAAGATTGTGTGTAATAAATTTTTCGTTCTAGAAAACATGAGGAGGCGTTTTTTATGGAGATAAACGAATTAATAAAAGAATTTAAAATCGACCTAGAAATAAGTAATTTCAGTAAGGAGACATCAAGAGTATATATTAATGCACTGAAGATATTCAGCAATTATATGGAGGATGTACTATCTATCACAGAAATAGAAGACGTAAAGAGTTCACATATTAAAGTATTTCAAAAATTTAATAAAGAGCGTGGCTTAAAACAAAAGACACTTAATATGTATGTATCGTCTCTCAGAAAGTTTTTTGACTACTTAATAGAAGAGGAAGTGATAAGTGGCAAGAACCCAGCTTATTCTATTAAATCATCGCGTCCTAGAGACGTTAAGGATATAGAAATCTTTACGAAGGACGAGATAAAAAAATTGACTGGATATAAGCGCGATACAAATATACAAAAAAGTAAATTTCTCGAAGTAAGAGACAATCTAATAATTAACTTCTTATTAGAGACTGGATGTAGAAATAATGAATTATCATCATTGACTCCTGCCGATATACAAGATGGCTATGTTTACTTTAAAGTAACGAAAGGATACAAATCAAGAGTGGTGCCGTATTCACTACAATTAAAGAAGCTCATGTTGAGATATGATAGAGAAAGACTTAAACGATATCCTAATGATACACAATATTATTTCTGTAGTAGAACAGGCGGCAAATTGTGTAATCCTAATGTTGGCAATGTAGTAAAGGCAGCATGTAAACAATGCAATATAGCGCCACGTAAAGCATATCCACATAACTTTAGACACACATTTGCTGTTAACATGCTAAAGAATACGAATGATATATATCTTGTATCAAAGCTATTGGGTCATCAGAGTATAAGTATTACTGAGATCTATCTGAGAGGTATGAAAGACAGCGACATAATAAATATGGTGAAGGGACATACAATACTAGAAAACTTATAATACACAGAGGAGCATCGGCTCCTCTTTTTTATTGTATCAGCTTAATACTATTACGGGGCATAAATAAGTGTGGTGCGCAATTTTGTGTTCACAAATCGGTTGAATGTTAGTTGTTCCAAGGGTCTCAGCCTTTAAATACGCCCCGTATAGTAAATACAATACTGTATATATACTTATTATTATATCTGTACAGTAGGGACCCATAATAATAATATATAGTATTGTATTCACCTGATGCCTTGGTTAAATACAATTCAAACGCTTGCAATCACTACAATACAGCCTATTTAGGATAGTACATTTGTGCGTAATTATTACAGTACAGACGCTCTCAGAACGTTCATATTAACAATTAATAGCACATACGAGTGTTTAATCACATCATGCTGTATAGTTCAAAATAGATACTGTACAGATCCATATTGAAGTATAAAACAATATATCGGCACAAGTATTTATAATACATAATAAGTACAATAAATAGATTGCGGCCAATTAATTATCGTATACTCACATTATTTATATGAATCTACAACACAGAAGCTCAGATTTATTATTTACAATACATAGCGTCTAATTAATCACTCGCATATCTAAAGTACAATTCTAATGCTTTACAGATCGATATAGCACTAACTAATCATTTATCATATCACAGAACTATTTTCTATATGTATCAAAATAGCAGCTTATATATATGTAATAATAAGGTATAGAGAAAGCGCAGTACGAATCAATTGATATTGCTTGTTTATACTATGCGCACTTTAGACTATATTAAGTATTAGATAAGCGTTATATAATGCGCACTACATATCATTCATATATGAACAATAAGATATGCGCAAAAAATATTTCACTACAGTCTATATATTTTATACTCCAGTGTATATTAATAATTAGAAACAGATCAAAAGCAAGAGCGAAGGATCAGTTAGACATAAGCAAATGATCCAGATGTTTGAGCCGAGCAAGGTATAAGTTGAAAGTGAAGAAGGCAGCACGCACGCAGGGACCACAAGTAATTAGTATAACTTATCATATAAAGCCGTAAGTCTTTATCGCACGATCAATATTCAATTATGAATCTGATTGCACAGCCTTTTCTCTTGGATCTGTATATAAATAATTGGAGGGTTTGGAATATGAGAGAGAATTTAATAAATGCCATTCGCGAGGCTGCACAATATCGCACTGTAGAAGAAATAGTTGACATAATAACAGAATGCACACATCTATCACAAGATGAAGCTGAGACTTTAGTAGAAGCTATATTAGACACTGTAATTAATAATGACTCACTAACAATGCATAAGCCAATCAATGAAATTACATTTACATTGGACGAAATAAGATTGGTAGCTACTAATGGTGTGATCGATGCATTAATAAAAAATAAAAATTTTTTTCATGAATCAAAAATAAAGAACAAAAAACACGTAATGTAAAGATAAAGAAACAAAAAGGAAGGATGATTTGAATGTTAAATATGATGAATTTATTAAGCGAAATAATAGAATACGAAAGAAGTAAAGATGAAGAATTGGATGCAAGATGCAGACAAAACAAAGAAAGAATAGCTATGGAATCAGCAATAAAACTAAAAATAGCTGAATCTGAATATGAAGAAGCTATGGCTTACTTTGATAGCCTAGACGAAGCAGAAAAACATGATGTATTAATAGACACTGTATCTTATGATAGTAAACCACAAGGAAAACAAATAGCAGAAATAACAAAGAGATTACCACATAATCCACAATCATTATCAATAGAACAAATAGCTAACTTAGCAGTAAGTGGACATAGCTTTAAAGCTTCAGTATTATCTGGTACATCTAATGATTCATTTGTATCTACTTCATTAGTAGCATTAGATATAGATAATAAGAACAGTTATACTTCAATAGATGAATTTTTAAGCATAGACTCAATATACAAACCATGCTTAATATATACTACTTATAGTTCTACAAATAGCTGCGAAAGATTTAGAGCAATATATGCATTCGACAGAACAATAATGACATATAGTGAAGCTGAGAGCTTATATAAAGAAGTACAAGCACAATATAAAGATGTAGATATAGATAAATCAGTTGGACCAGGAAAGATATTATTCGGCGGCAAAGAGATAAGACTATTAAATGATCATATAAATAAAACTCCTGATGCAATATTATTATCAGATTTACTTACTGTATCATTTCCTAGTAGTAAAAATAATAAGACAGAAACTAAAGTATCATATGGAAATAAACGTATGACATATGAAGAACTATTACAAAGGGTATCAGCTTTAGAATTAGATTTAGCCGACGCAGAAGAATTAAATATATATAATGACTTTGATTGGATCAATAAGAACGTGCCAATGAATGAATTATTAGATGTAAAACTTAATGAAACATTTAAGTGCGTGATACATGACGACCATAATCCATCAGCTTGGATAACTCAAGGTAAAGGATATCAATTATATATGTGTCATTCATGTGGTAATAACATAACACTTATAGATTTATTAGGTAAAATGTTCCCAGATATGAGTAAGCATCAAATATCAATAGATATTATAGAAGCATTAGGACTTGAAATATTTAATGAATACCAAAGAGATGCAATAGTAAGCTTCACATTATTAAGAAGAAACTTAAATAAAATGGTTCCTGTTGATTCAGTATTAGGTAAATATATGAAGCTAAGAAACCTTAACGGTATATATGATGAATTAATAAGTATAGCTCAAAATAATATATCACAATTCCCTATGACAAAAGATAAAAGAGTAGTTACATTCTACGCTAGTGAAGAAATGATAGCAGAACAAATGGAATACCATCAAAGAACTGGATATAATACAGTAGATAAAAAGATGCAAGCATTAAAAGAATTAGGAATAGTTAGAGCAATACCAGATGCAGAAATAAAGAAGTCTGTACTAGATAACTTTAATGCTCATAAAACTGTATCTATCGGTAATCGTGTTAGTCTATACGAGCTTGTACCATTATCAGAAAATGTTATAGCACAAGCAGAAGAACACATTCAAACTAGAAAAGATCTAGCAGTTAAAGCAGAAGCAAATAATATAGTAACAAGAATAAATACATTTGGAGCAGAGAGAACTCAAGAAATAAATGTTCAAGCCGATATATCAAGCATATCAGAAAGCACAGATAAGACATATGACAAAATGAAATTAGCAGCAGAAAAAGCACTTCAAATATCAGATTACGTAACAGAAAAAGACATACGTAGATCATACGATCCACAAAGAAGATTAGGAGCAAAGAAAATAGATAAATTGGTTCAAGTCTATATACCACGTTTAATTAAAGAGGGAGTTATAAAGAGAACAAGAGTAAACAAGTCTACTAGAAACATGTATTCAGTACCTGAAAAAGTTAAATCAGGAAGCTTTGTATACGTTGCAGCATAAATAATTAAGGAGATGGGTTAAATGAATAAATATGGCGAATGTAAATTAAATAAAGACAAGGATTTAATGAGAATAGTAAATTATAGAAATGATGATGACATAGATGTTCATCTTCCAGAATGTCACATAATAATAACTCATGTATCTTATGACGACTTCAAAAAAGGTAATATAACAAATCCATGCAAGCCAACAGTATGCGGTGTAGGATATATAGGCTTGGGTCCATATAAATCACGCGAGAATGGAAAAATAACTAAAGAGTATGAAGCTTGGAAGAATATGTTGAAAAGATGTTATGACTCTAAACTTCATGAAAAATATCCTACTTACATAGGTTGTAAAGTAGTAGAAGAATGGCATAACTTTCAAAACTTCGCAGCATGGTATGAAGATAATTATTATGAGATAGAAGATCAAAAGATATGTTTAGATAAAGATATATTAATAAAGGGCAATAAAATATATGGTCCAGATACATGCGTTTTTGTACCTCAAAATATAAATTTATTATTTGTTAAATCTAATGCAATAAGAGGCGATCTTCCAATAGGAGTATATTATGATAAGCAAAGAAGAAAATATGTAGCTAGATGTAAAGTAAATAGTCAAAAAAGACATATTGGTTATTTTGATACATTAGAAGAAGCATTTCAAGCATACAAGCAATTCAAAGAAAATGTAATCCAATCAACAGCAGACGAGTATCAATACCAAATCCCAGAAGTATTATATGATTCAATGTATAATTACCGAGTAGAAAAAGATGATTAAAAAAAATAAAAAAATTTTTTAATTAATCAAAATTAGAGAGTCATCCGCCCGTAATACATAAGTAAAGAAAGATAAAAAATATTACGAAGGTGGATGATTTTAATGAAACAACTTAGAACAAACAATTGTAAATTACACAAACTAAATAAATTTCTTAGAAAGGAAGTGAGCAAAAGCACTTGGTACAAGAAATCAAAAAGATGTTATATTACTGGATCTACTGGAAAGTTAGAACTACATCACGACGGAATGAGTTTTGGCCAAATAGTAGAAGATTCATTTAAAGCTTTAGGTATTAAATACAGCGGTGAGTATACAGAAAATTATTCAACAACAGATTTGATACTTCTAAAGAATGAAGTAATACGCAGACATAATCTATACGCTAAACCAGTTACACTATCAGCAGATGTACACTTAGAACTACATAGAACTTATGGTCCTCGCGTATCACATGAACAACTTGAAGAATTTAAGATTCAATATAATAGCAAAATGGAGGCGGTCGCATAATGAAATACTTATTAGCAATATTAGTAACACTAAATATGGTTCCAGCACAAACACACGAACCACAAGCACAAGTACATATACATCCATTGTACAGAATACAAGAAGCAATAGATCAAAAAGAAAATAAACCTAATAAAGCAGTTGAACATAATAAACAAATAATAAAGGAGATATTAAACAATGATAGATAACTATACACTTGAACTTGAAAACGCAATGAGAGTAATAAACAGATGCCTTAAAGAAGTAAGAAAAGGCGCTGATCCAAAAGTAGAAATACCTTTCTCTATAAATGTTTTAGAATGTGTCTTTGATACAGAATTTACAGATAAACAATACGAAGAAATATATAACGAAATATACGAATTAATATAAGAGTGATAACCAATCACTCTTTTTAACTGCAAAAAATTTCTATAAAAAAATAAAAAAATTTTATATTAATCAATAATAAGGCACAAAAAACACGTAATACAATTATAGAAACATAAGAAAGGATCTGATAATATGACAGAAAAAAATAATAATTTATCAAAAGTATTCGAAGGTGCTAACGTACAAATAATAGTAGATGAAAATAATGAACCATTATTTGAATTATATTCAACAGGCGCAGCTTTAGGATATATAACAGCAGCTAAAGGAAAAAATTATCCTCACAAAACAAGAATTGAGAAAACAGTAGAAAACGCTGAAATATCAACAGTTGTACATGGCGTACAACAATATCTAACTGAATCACAACTATATGATTTCATGTTTGAAGCACATACGGATAAATGCAAACCATTTAGAAAATGGGTAACAAATGAAGTATTACCTACCATAAGAAAAACAGGATGTTATATTACTGAATCAGCAGCAGAAGAATCTATAGATTATCAATCTAAATATGGTATAAGAAGAATAAGAAAAACATTTAATGAATCTACAGACCCAAGAAAAACATATGAAGAATATATAGAATTATCTAAAGTTGAATCAAAAGCAAAAAGAATTAATAATAAAGATCGAATTAAAGCATCAAAAATAATAATAGATACACTACAAGATAAAATAGCAAATGAAGTACAATCAATGAGACCTTCAGAATTATTAGGAATACAAGAATTAGTAGTTGATATTCAAGATGATATTATAAAGCTAAATAATAAAAGAAATGGTGGCCTAAGATCATCAATAACTAAGAAGATGAATGAGCTAGAAGATAAATATACAGAACTATATGAAGACTTTAATATGGAAGACGCAAACTATTATGAAATTCCTGTTCATCCTTTTAGTAACAATTACCAATATACATACAATGTAAACACTCACAAACCAGTTAAAACAGATGCATATGTTAAATGGATCGACAAACTTCACTTGGATCAATGTTTACCTTTAGATTATCATAACTTAGATACAACAAAGCCTATGAAGATATCATTAGGATATATATGCAAACCAAACTTTGACACATCTAATTTCTCAAAATCCATTATAGATGAAATAAGTAAATATTATAACTTTAATGATTCCCTAATAACAGAAGTAAGAGCAAAAAGAATAGATACATGCCAAGAATACTATGACGGACGCATCTACATTAAACTCGAAAATGTCGATGATATAGATTAAAAATACTATATTAATAATTAGAAGATATTACAGAGGTGATCGAAAACGAAATGAACAACAAGAAACAAATAATAGATAAGATAATGACGGATAATATTAAATTTCATCCAAGCGGAAGATTAAATCAAAGAATCATGAATAATAGCATCAGAATTATTATTGTATCATTAATAAAAAAATATTCATTTGTATTTGAATCAGAAGAAATCGCGAGAGATGAAGTAATTGCATCTCTCTACGAAGCTCTTTTTAAGATATCTGATATGATGGATATAGATTTAGATAATGAAGATTTTAAAGCTTTACTTTATACAATAACAAACCATAACGTTATAGCTCATATGTTTCCTCCTAAACGAGAAACCATTCCAGAATTACATATCGAAAGCTTAAAAGAAGATAAAACAATAGAAGATATAAAAGACAGCTCATATGATATATGTGATAATCACAGTGAATACTCAATATGGTTAGAAAATCACAAAGATACAATACTTACACAGAAGAGTGTAACTTATTTATATAATCGAAACGGTGGAACTTCTACAGAATACAGCGAAAGCGAAGAACCGATAATTAAGAAAAGAATAATAAAAGCTCTAGGCGATAAAGATCCAAAACATGAAAACATAAAGTATAAGATAAAACAAATCGAGCGCATTCTTGAATCCAATAACTTTATAACAGATCTAAAAGCAAGTCAAGGTACTATTGATATAACAGATGTATCAGTAGACACACGTAGATCATTTAATAAAAATAACGCTCTTACAAATCAACAGTTAAAAGAGCTACGAATCTTTTTATTCAAACAATTAAATAAATTGAATCAGCAATTAGATGCTGACGATAGATTCAATACTCCAGATGTTGCAGCAAATTATGAAGACGTAGCAAATTGTAGAAAAGACACTGAGCCTTTTATATGTCTTAATGATGGTAAGGAATATTTAGATAAACGAAAATTCGCGGATGAACGTAATATATCATTTAATTCAGTAGTAGGTGCAACAAAAAAAAGCTCAAAGATGGGTCGTCCTTATCAAGTTAAAGGATATTTCCTCATAAGAAAATCTCAGTACGATCCAAACAAAGATTACAGCAAATTTATGAAAAGGAAACAACGAAGTAAAGGAGTTATATGTACAACAACAGGTGAGATTTACAAGACTATTAAAGATGCCAGTCGTAAAACTGGTATATACGAAGGTGGAATATCTCAATGTTGTAGAGGTACATACAAATCCGCGGGCAAGCATCCAGTAACAGGAGAAAAGGTGGTCTGGATGTATCTAGAAGATTATAACAAAACAACTTAGTTTATACATAAAAGGGAGAGAAAAATCAGCAAGAGACAATAATTAAAAATTACATTACAGGAGCTGATTTTAATATGAATAATACACAAGCAAACAACATAATGGAAGTATTTATGGATAAAGAAAATAAACATAACACATTTAGAAATACAGTACATAAGATTAATAAGATAGGCAAAAAGAGATTAAGAGGCATAAAAGATAGTGAAGAAATACAATCATATACATATTTACTAATGTTAGAGTATTTAAATAATACACCGATGGATCACTGGAACAGCCTAAGCGATAAACAAAAAGAAAAAAACATTATAGCATTTTGTAATAATAAA